GCTAATGCCAGCCCCTAAACTTTGATTATCGAAGCGGCGCCATGTACTCAGGGTATAACTTCTACGACCGCCCCATGGCGCGGAGCACCGTTACCAAGGTCAACGATGCCAACTCCGCATGGCACGCTCAGGAACCGCATTGGATCCTGATTGAAGACCTACTGTCTGGCACCTACGGGATGCGTCGCAAGCATCGACGTTACCTGCCGCAAGAGCCACGCGAGCTGGACGAAAGCTACGACAACAGGCTTGCACGTTCCGTATGCCCGCCTTATTACCAGCGGCTTGAGCGGATGCTGGCTGGCATGTTGACGCGCAAACCTGTCCGGTTAAACGATGTATCTGACATCGTGCGCGAACAGCTATTTGACGTTGACTTGCTAGGCAACGACCTCAACGTATGGACGTATGAAACCGCACGAAAAATGGTGCGTTACGGGCACGTTGGTGTGCTTGTGGATGCTCCTGCTGCTGGTGAAAACGGAAGACCTTATTACGTCAGTTATACGCCGCGTGAGATCCTCGGCTGGCGCACAGAACTGGTAGACGGAGCGCAGCAGCTTAGCCAGCTACGCCTGCTAGAAAAAGTGATCGTGCCTGACGGGCTGTATGGCGAAAAGGAAGTCGAGCAAGTACGCGTCCTGACACCGGGCAACTTTGAACTGCATCGCCGTGATGAAAAGTCTGGTGACTTTGAGCTATTCGACAATGGCACGACAACGCTCAGCCAAATCCCTTTTAGCGTTGCCTACGCCAACCGCGTGAATTTTATGGAATCACGTCCGCCGATGGAAGACATCGCGGAGCTAAACCTAAAAGCCTATCAAGTGCAGTCTGATCTGGACAATCAGCTCCACATCTGTGCTGTACCGATGCTTGCCTTCTTTGGCTTTCCTTCTAGCGCAGAGGAAGTATCCGCTGGTCCTGGTGAAGCAATCGCATTCCCAGCAGAAGGCAAAGCAGAGTACATCGAACCCTCTGGCAACAGCTTTGAATCGCAGTTCCGCAGGCTTGAGCAGATTGCCCAGCAAATCAATGAGCTAGGTCTATCTGCTGTCCTAGGTCAAAAGCTATCAGCAGAAACTGCAGAGGCTAAGCGCATCGACCGCAGTCAAGGTGATAGCACCATGATGGTGATCGCCCAAAATATGCAGGATCTGATCGACAACTGCCTGACCTACCACGCTGAGTATCTCAATATCACCGAGGTTGGTAGCAGCTACGTCAACCGCGACTTCCTAGGAGCACGCCTTGAACCGCAGGAAATCCAGGCATTGTTGCAGCTTTACACCGCTGGCACAATCACTCAAGAAACGTTGCTGCAAAACCTCGCTGATGGCGAAGTGCTAGGCGATGACTTTGACGTGCAGGAAGAACTAGAAGCAACACAGACTGGCGGCATGATTGAGATGGCACAGCCGGAACCTCGTGTCAATGAACAAATGCCAGAAGAATCTGTAGAACCTGAAGATACAAGCGATATCCCGGCATGATGAGCTGGCTATGGAGGTTAGCGATGGAAGCAAACAAGCCACGCAGACAACAGCTAGTTGCTGTTAAAGGGCAAATGAAGCCTCACATTTTTGCCGTCATTAGGCTTAGCTGGTATCGCAAAGGAAAGCTATACACCGTAGAAGAGATGAACGTAGAAAACGGTACCGATGAAACACCAGAAGCTGTCATCATGCTGATCAAAGAGGCATTGAAGTCTGGCGCTGATGTCACCATGCAAACTGCCTGTAAGCCTCAAGATCTAGGTATCGAATAATGGCAACGCCAGCAGTTCTATACCGCAACGCGATTGACCTCAACCGCTACAGCAATAGCGTTGCACGCAGGTTAATCAATTCCTACAACAACATCATCATTGATGCTGTCAACCAACTGCGTGTTATCGACGAAGCTGCTGCACCTGTTAAGGCTGCCAGACTACGTGCCATTCTGGCTCAGCTAAAAGCAAGCCTTGCTACATGGGCTGGTGATAGCACTGAGCTAACAGCTAACGAACTGCAGGGATTAGCGCAGTTGCAATCTGAGTTTGTCACCCAGCAGTTAGCTCGCGCTTTGCCGCCAGGGATGCGTTCTGCTGTTAACACTGTTGAGATTAGCCCGCAGTTTGCGCAGTCAGTCGTTACAACAGATCCGACGCAAATCAACGTCGTCACGCTTAGCGATGATTTGGTAGCTGCAGTCCAAGGCGCACCGCAAACATTCAGCTTGACTGCTGCAAAGGGCGCAACGCTCACGCTGCCTAACGGTCAGGTAGTTGAAAAGGCGTTTCGTGGCATTGCTGAATCGCAGGCTGAGCGGTTTGGACAGGTTGTACGGAATGGCTTGCTGACTGGTGAAACGACACCGCAAATTGCAAAGCGCCTAGTCGGCACGCTGCAGTTTGGTGGAAACCGCACGGTTAAACAGGCAATCGCAGCAGGCGGCGAGCTAACTACCATTCCAGATAATCAAGTTATGGCGCTGGTGCGAACCAGCATCAACCAAGTCGCTAACGCTGCCAGCCAACAGGTTTACGAAGCCAATCAAGATATCACCAAAAAGTACCGCTACGTCGCAACGCTAGACACCAAAACAAGCGCAATTTGTGCAGCGTTAGATGGGCGTGAGTTTGAATATGGCAAGGGTCCGACACCGCCTCAACACTTCAACTGCCGGTCAACGACTGTGGCGATCATTGACCCTGACATCCTGCCGCCATCTACGACGGCAACACGCGCTAGCCAAGATGGACAGGTGCCAATCAATATGAGCTACGGCGAGTGGCTAGCAAAGCAACCCAAATCAGTTCAGGCTGAAGCCTTAGGTGCTAGCAAGGTGCCGTACTTCAACAAACTTGCCGAAAAATACGGTCCTAAAAATGCCATTGCAAAACTCGTGCGCGATGATGGATCCGAACTAACCTTGGACCAACTCCGCAGCCGCTATGGAACTCCCGAGTCTTAGGCACTTCAGAAACGAGGGAATTTACTTCGTCTTTTCTGATCCTGTCGAAGCCCTGACTGGTGAAGCGTGGGTGCCAGCGGTTTATACCGATAAAGGCTGGGCTACTGCTGATGGATCTACACTGCTGTCAGCCGTTGAGGACTGGCGTTATGCCGTTGAAGAAGGGCAGCAGCAAAAAGACGATCCAAGAAAACATCAAACGAGAAATCAAAGCGGGAAAACCGCAAAAGCAAGCGGTAGCAATCGCGTACGCAAAAGCCGGAAAATCACGCAAACGGAAGGCTAAGTAAATGGCAATCGGTATCGGCTCACGCGTCGCTTGGGTTTATCAAGGCACTCGCACCTTTGGCACTGTGACAGGCGTTGCCAAGAAACGCGCGACCATCAGCACGCAATCTGGTGGGCAGGTTGTTCGCATCGCTCAGCCTAGTGATCCTGTGCTGGAGATCAAGTCTGAATCCACTGGCAACAAAGTGCTCAAGCTGCGTTCTGAACTAAAGGAAGCACCGTTGAAACGATGAAAGGCAGGATCTGGGAAGGCAACTGCACTTACCTCAAGTGCAACGATGGCATCATCGAAGGTCGGTTTGTCTTCCCATGTCCTGCTGATGCTCAGGTGTTAGGCGCTTTAATGGGCAGACTGGCAGAAGGCATCGAGGTTATTACCTGCACAGATGACGATGATGAGGAATAGGTGATAACCTTCAGTTGCACTTAACCCTGCGGGTTATTCATGTCTGAAGAAAACCAAGCTGTAGAGCCTGCGGCTCCTACGGTTGATGCAGAAGCGTTGCAGCGCAGCGTTGAAGCACTGGAACGCAAGAACAAAGAACTGATCGCTGAGCTTCGCTCTGCCAAGAAAGCACCGACTGTGCCCGATGGCGTTGATCTGGACGAACTGCTGGAGTTCAAGCGTCGCGCTGAACAAGCAGAGCTGGAATCCCAAGGAAAATACACCGAAGCCCGGCAGGCTTTGGAGCAGCAGTTCCGTGAGGCGACGGCGCAAAAGGACCAGCGCATTGCAGAACTGGAATCCCGAGTGCGGGAACTGGAGCTTCTTACACCAGCGGTCAGCGCACTAGCTGACATCGTGCATGATCCTGACCTCGTGCTCAAAACCAAGCTGAACGCTGATCAAATCGAGAGGGAAGCTGATGGCACCGTCGTTGTGGTAGACGGCTACCAACGCACGCCCGTTAGCGAGTGGGCAAAGCAAAGCCTCCCAGCTTGGATGCAAAAGCAACCCAAGCCTCAAGGTAGCGGCGCACCTGTAGGACGCAGCACTGGCGAAATCCCTGCAGGCATCAAAAACCCCTTCGCACCTGAATCCTTCAACCTGACAGAACAATCACGGCTATTCCGCACTGACCGCGATTTATACGACAGGTTAAAAGCAGCAGCGGGGCGTTAAACTTTAACGTAACCGGCTGCGCTGGTATTTAGGGCTGCGCCCGAAACCGTAAACCAATCTTGAGGACTCTTTGTCATGGCGACTCTTCGCTCTGACATCATCATCCCCGAGGTATTTACGCCGTATGTCATTGAGCAAACCACTCAGCGTGATGCCTTCCTGGCTTCCGGTGTGGTGCAGCCTATGGCGGAGCTAAATGCCACCGAGGGCGGTGATTTCATCAACGTTCCTTTCTGGAAAGCCAACCTTTCCGGCGATTTCGAGGTGCTGACTGATAGCTCCTCGCTGACCCCTGGCAAGATTCAAGCTGATAAGCAAATCGGCGTGATCCTGCACCGTGGGCGTGCGTTTGAAGCTCGGGATCTTGCAGCCCTCGCGGCTGGAAGTGACCCCATGGCTGCCATCGGCGCCAAGATCGCTGATTACGTCGCTAACCAGCGTCAGAAGGATCTGCTGTCCTGCCTGCAAGGTGTGTTCGGTTCGCTGAACGCAAACGACAGCAACTCTGCCTTCTTCAATCTCTGCATCGACTCCGAGTCTGGTGATACCCCCACCACTCTGAGCCCCCGTCACGTCGCTGAAGCCCGCGCCATTCTTGGTGATCAGGGTGACAAGCTGGCTGCGGTTGCTATGCACTCCAAGGTTTATTACGACCTTGTTGAGCGTCGTGCAATCGACTATGTGGCGACCACCGATGCTCGTGGCACTTCGACCACTCAATCTGGTGGTTCGATTGCTGCTGCTTACGGCGGTGAAGTTAGCGTTCCGACCTACATGGGTCTGCGCGTGATCGTCTCCGACGACGTGCCTACTACCGGTTCCGGTAGCACCACTGAGTACGGCACTTTCTTCTTCACCAGCGGTGCAGTCGCTTCGGGTGAACAGCTTGCAATGCAAACTGAGACCGACCGTGACATCCTCGCCAAGAGTGATGCCATGTCGATCGACCTGCACTACTGCTACCACCCGGTTGGTGCCAAGTGGGGTGTCACTACGGTGAACCCGACTCGTGCTCAGCTTGAAACCGTGGGCAACTGGTCCAAGGTGTACGAGCTGAAGAACATCGGCATCGTGCGTGCGACCAACGTCTCCAATATGGACTGAGGAGGACACTAAC